GAGAGTTATCCCAATACCTAGAAAATGTGTGTACAGTGTTTCGTACATCTCATTCCACAGGTGACTTAGTTCCCCTCCACCAGTTCGGCAAAGCCAAACGCGGAAAGAGTTTAGGAATAAACAGGCATCGTAGATCGTAGTGATAGGCCGTTTCATGTAGAAGGGAGTTACATCCCATCCTGCATAATAATGACCACCACAACTTTCGCGGAATTTTCCTGTCCAAAAACTCTTATCCATGTTTAAGGCGAAGCCGCAATACTGAAGGAGCTCAACAGTAAGGTCGACAGCATTAGTTTCTACGATGATATCATCACCGTAAATGCTGACTACCTTTGTTCCAGAGAGACGTGAAGCTACTCTCGCAATAGCGTAGAATAGCAATGATTCGAGCTCGAAGGTGAACCCGTTACCCATAGTCGAGAAAAGACTCCATTTATGGAACTTACCATCGATATTGGCGCCAACAGCGCGCAATGAGTCTAGTACATAAAACCAGTCAGCCGGTAATAACCGGTAGACAAGTTCAGATGTGATAGAATCAGACGCAGCTGAAAGGTCAAGGGTTGCCAACGAACCGTCGATTGACCCTTCACGGGCAAGATCGCGGTTAACGCTTTGGTCATTAAGATCAATGTTGCAACGCTTGAGTCGGCGACGAATCATGTTTCCGCAGGATTTCTGCATAAACATATTCCAAGCTGGCTCTTTGCATGCGCAACGATCAATCTTGTCATTTTTTGGAACGGTGAACAATTGGTTTAATGGAGGCAATGCATAAGGCTCTACAGATAAATCTGGGAGCAAATGTATTGCTTTTTCCGAACATCCTGCTTCAGCAATAAACTTGTTGATAGGCTGGCTTTCGCGACCGCGGGGTATATTATACCCAGCACCGCCGCTGAAATCACAGTTAGCATGAAATTCGGTAACATCAAACCCTCCAAGCACAGAATAGATCTCAGCTGAGATCAGCGAAAAGTAGTACGATTGAGATCGTCCACCAACGTGTTGAGAGGTGCGCAAGCGCCACTCTGTTTCACGATTTCGCAATTCTGTAGCAAGAAGTTTGTCGTATGCGGCTCGTTTTCGGGCTTCGGCAGAGGCAGGACTTGGATCGGCGTACTTTGATAAGACGCTTGATAAAAG